TTTTCCACCCATAAAGTCTTCCATTGTTTTGATGTATGTTTGAAGCTCTTTTCTGTTATTCTCAGCTTGTTGCTTTTGTATTTTCTTTTGCTCTTTAGCTTGTGTTTCCGCATGTTTAGCTTCTTGCTTTATCGCTGATTGTAACTGTCTTCTAATTCTATGTGCTTCCCTTACTAATAATCCAGAGTCTTCCATTTTATCTAAAGCTTCCTCTATTTTATCTTCTGCCATCCCATCAGCTTTCATTTCTTCTGCTAATAGCTCTTTGTCTGATAATTTTAGAAAATCATTTAATCTAACTTCATTATCATTCATTTCTGGCTCTACAACTTTTTCTTCTTTAGTTTCTTCTTTAGGTTGTAGTCTTTGCTTTAACTCATCAATAGATGTGTTTTCATCTAAACCTAAACTTTTAGCTACAGCTTTCCAATCAATATCGGATGACTGTTCTTCTTTTTTAGGTTTTGTTGTTAATTCTTCATCCCAATCAACATCATCTTCTTTAGCTTCTGGCTCTTCCGTTGTATCAGTTTCTATGGAATCCCAGCTAAATCCGTCTTCTGCTTCTGGTTCTTCTGCTGCTTGTTCTTCTAATCCTTTAACATCTTCTGTTACATCCTCAACAACGTTTTCTTTTGAGTCCTCTACTTCTGCTGTTTCTTCTTTAGCTTCTACAGGCCCGTCTGTTGAAAATGCGCTTGGGTCAAATGCTGTTTCTTTTACTTCTTTTGGTGTAGATTGTACTTCTTCTACTAATTTTGATTTTTCTTCTGCCATTGTTTAATTATTTTTAGTCCCTAATTTGCAAATATAATACTTTTTTTATGATTCTAAGATAGTTTGTGTTGCTTCACTCATCTGTTCTTCTGATGCATCTCCTTCTGGAGAAGCTATAGGCGTATCTTTATCGCCTTTAGCTAACATACTTTTCAGAACATCCCTATCCATTCCTACTCTTTCTTTTAAATCAGCTATATCTCTTTTGTCATCTGAAGATATTTCTGCAACTTGAACCCTAGCTTGAGCCCCTATCTTAGCAACCTCAATACTAGTTTGATTATCCATTTGTTTAATTTCTGCATCAGCTTGCTTTTCTTGCATTGCTGCTTCAGCTTGAGCCTGTAACATTTGTTGTTCTTGTTGTTTTTGAATTTCTGCTTGTTTTTTCATTTCATCCATACCTCTTTCAAGCACGTGTTCAGCTTCTGTCATTGTATCTGCCTTCATTACTTTAATTACATCAAGCAAACTAATTTGTCCAGATTGTAATGCAGCTTGTGATAATTGTTGTACAGCTTGACGCATAGAATCGTCTTTACCACTATCTCCTACATATACGCCAAAATCTTGCAAAGCTATATCTGGCATTACATTTAAAAATTTATATGCTCCGTCACCTAATATTACAGCTCCCTTTTTACCGGCAGCCCATGATAATTTCAGTAAATAACATAATCTCTCGTATATTCTTTTCTTACATTGAATATGTGAATCGAACCAGCTTTCTGTAATAGTAGCTGATTGTACAACACTTCTTTGTACGTTCCCTACATATTCATATTGACCAACAGCTCCTTCTCTTTGTGGGCTAACTCCTGATATATTACCAGCAGTCTGTTCTAACATAAGCTTTAAGTTAATTAATTGCTGTACAGATTGAGATAAAGTAAAGTCAATTTGTTGGAATTGATTAAAGTTAGCCATTTGACCACCCTCTTCTTTAGAGTTAATTGGTATAATACCATCAGTTTTTAAATGATACAATACTGTTTGCATATCCATACCTAAATTTGTTGGCAGTTGAGATGTGTCATATACTACAGCTTTACCACCAGAACGAGCCATAGCAAGTTCAATATGGTACATAACTATGTTGTATAGCATTTGCACATTCTTTAATAAGTCCACCATAGATAAAGAACGACCTGTAGTATTATTTCTAACTACACCAATATATGATAAGTTTGTACTACCAGCATCATCAACTGAACGTACCTGATTTGGTCTACGTTGACATCTAACTAAAACTCTACCTCCTATTTTAGTGCCCTCCCATATATCATCTACATATCTTGTTTCTACAACTTCATTTTTTCTTGGCTTATAATCATCTGCTACAAGTTTTTTAAATGGTCTACTTGGGTCGTATTTATTTTCAGATATTTTAAAACGTAAAGACCTTACTGATTTCCACTCACAAGATATTACTCTGATTCTGTTTTCAGAATCTTCATACATATTTACCCAATCAATATTGGAATTATAATGGGCTAATTGGTCATGACTATATATTCTTGACATTTCAGCAATTGTATTTACGTCTTCATCAGTTAGCTCATCTCTATACTCATCTACTATTTCATTAAGAGATAGCCATCTTTCTTCACCTACCCATGTTGCATCATCTAAATAATCAGAGTTCATGCTAATATCATATACCACTGCTCTTGGGTCTATTCTTCTAACTTGTGGGTCTCTATCTAATATGTCTACTTTGTAAAATTCTTTACCAGTAACAAGTAAATCTCTAAATCCTTCTTTAAATAAATCTTTATAATTATATCTATTTACCAGATATTCTAAACCATCTTGAGCTGTTTCTTCTACCATTTCTTTATAGTTATACCTCATATATAAATCTATATCTTCTGGTAAAGGCATACCATCTCCCTCCATCTCTATTTTAAATCCTTCTTGTCTTTCAAACTCATCATGAACATCATCAAGAATACTACGCATTATCAGTCCTACTTTTTTATCTTCTTTTCTTAATACAGCTTCTTTATTAACTGTTGCTACTTTTAAATCTGTAGGTCTACGTAATTCTTCTCCAACAAGTAAATCAATTTTTGGTTGTATAATAGGATAGTTTACAAGTCTAGCAGGATAAGCCATGCCATATTGCTCTGTTATATACTTAAAATCATCAGCATGAAGATTGCCATTATAAATATTATAATTACTTATATCTGCGTGTCTATTGTTTTTAAATGATGAATTTTGATAAGACATATAACTAACAATTGCATTAATTACTGAGTCACACCATTCTTTTGTTTTTTCATTTTCCTTAACAACCATTGAAGGAAATGCGCTTACTTTACTTGCCATATTTTTTTATATTTTAACAGGTATACCCCTGCTGTTCAATTTATAATAATTAAATCCTATATCAACTACTTCTTCATCTTTTTTACTTGCCTGAGTTCTGTAGTTGTCTATATTGTGAATTAAACAAATACCAAAGGCCATAGCCCTATCAGTATTTCGTAATCCATAATTTGCTAGTTCATCTATTAAATCTAAGAACCATATATCATCTGCGTGCTCCCTAATATAATCATCTATTAAATCTTCTAATAATGATTTTACTTGTTTATTCATATGCACACCATATCTATTTCTTGTTTTTGTACCAGGGTTGTGTGCTGACTCTGGCTTTTCTTTTAAAAACCTTAAACCATTTCTTCTTTTAAAATAATCTAAAATACCTATCTTTGTATATTCAACTAGCATTTTACAATTATAGTATGCTGCTAGCTTTAGACATCCTTCCCAAAAGTCCTCTTTCTTTTCTGGTCTGTCGGTATACTCGGCTACAACGTAGTCACCTGGAGTATCGGCATCTAAAAATCTTCTATATATAATTGCACTACCTAAAGACTCAGAAGCTCCTGCACTATCCTGGTCATATGAATCAATACCACCTATATCTAAATTTTTGTATTCTGATTTTGGGTGTTTTAATATTTTATATGGTCCATCTGGATTAGCCGTCCACTTTACTTCCCACTCATCTTCTTCATTATATGTCCAGCTTAAATTACCAGACTGTATTTGACTTCGGTAATCTTTACTTCCTAATATTCTTGAACGCTGTGCGTTTAATAAAGATATATCAAATCTTGATGTTTTAGTATTTAAAAATGCTTCTTGTACTGTTAATGGATAATTTTGTATATGTAGATTAAAAGCTTCTCTATCTCCAGATTTTTCTATATTTTCTCTTTCTTCTTTTAACACTTCAAGGGCTCCTTCAGCATCTTCTTTTCCTGTCTGAATATTAAAAAACCCATAATAAGCTCTATTAGCTGGAATAAACATAGGAATTAAATTATATGCATCTGCCTCGTAATACATATCCATAAAATCTTTAGACGCTTTAGATATATCACCACCTGTTCCTCCAACTACTGGAACTCCAAACTGTATATTTCCATCCATAAAACAAGCCTTAGAAGACATATATGCATTTTTTAAATGTTTAAACTCACCAGCTTCTTCAAATACCATTAACGATACACGCTCACCTTTAAATACTTCTGGATTATCCATTGTTCTACATATTATAGTAGACTGATAACCTCCTACCTCCCATTTACCATCTGAGTTTTTTTGTTTATACCCAGAACGTAATATACCATCAGTATCTTTAATTAAGCTGTGCTTAAAATTAGAATGTATACCATTCAAACCTTTTTTAGTTTTATCAAAGAACGCATCTGCTGTCATTTGTAAACCAGCAGCTATACCTACATCATTAAAAGGAAAGAACGTAAATTCATGAGCCAGCATACCAGAGTTCATATAAGAGAACCCTTTATCTCTGGCTTTGATGACTATCATTCCTTTTTCATCTTTTTTACAAGTCTCAAACAAATTAAAATATTCATGGTCCATTGCTCTATACCATGGCGATATTAAAGTTTTACGAGAACTCTTATTACCATCATTACCTAATATTTTATAATAGTTTAAATAAAAATAATACTTACCAGATATTTTATCCATACCTTTTGGTTTGTATCCGTTTATACATCTGTCTAATTCTTTTTCCCAGTATTCTTGATAAGCTACTGAGTCAGCATTTAGACTTGGATGACCATTATTAATAACAGGCCTATATTTTTGTGGGTCATTTTTAGCTTTACCCATACCTTAATTTTTTTGCCTTTTCAAAACCAAACATACTCTGGTTTTCTTTTTTAGCTAACTTATTATGATATTCTATTTCTATATCGTAATTATGTTTTTGTATAGCCAGTTTTGAATATTCTCTAGCTTTCTCTAAATTCCCTTGCTTATAAAAAAACATATACCTACCCTTTAAATAAGCAAGTCTATGTTTAATGTTATCTTGTTCGGACACTAATTTATTTAGTTTCTTCTAATTGTTCTTTTTTATTTTCCAAAAAAGATAATCCTTTATCCCCTTGTATTTTCTGTCTTTGCCCCCTTCTTTCAATTGCGTCTAATAACGATTGCCTTGTTTTTAAAATCTTCTCAATACCAATCATTATCTTTTGAAGACTCTCAGCACTATCTTCATTTACTCTCATGTTATTCATAAACAAAGTAAATTGGTCTATCTTAACATTAAAAGCTCGTAGCTGCTCATCAAGCGGGTCAAACTGTAGCTTCTTGTATTTTTCAAGCGCAGCTTGAACCTCTGGGCGCGAAGCGCCTCGCCACTCATACGTCCCGTATGTGTCTTTTGATACCGCTTTAAACCTTTCTTTTTCATTAAAATGTCTGTAGGGACTATCATAGTCACATACCAGAGCTACCCATTTTAACGCATCAGCCCCCAATTTATCCGCTTTTAAGACTTTTAGAAATTCAGGTACCCCTGTAATCCCATCATCATCTCTATAAACGTCTCCCTTTCTGTTTAAATTTAATAGGTACATTAATCAAGCCCCATATATTTTTTAAACTGTTCGTATTTACCGCCCATAGCCATTTTATTTTCTTTCTGCATTACCATTTTCTTTTCATCATCAGACAATTCATCCAAATGCTTGTATCCTAACTTATCCATTTTATTATGTTCTTCTTCATTTTCAGCTACAAATTTTTCTCCTGTTGCTGTATTATACATATCATGTGGATACCTTGGTCCTTCTGCTTTACCGCCTTCTTCATACTCTCCGCCTTCCTTGTACTTACCTCCTTTAGAATAATTAGAGCTTAATCTGTCTTGATACTTTCTTAATGACCAATTATCTTCTTCTTCTTCTTCCCCTTGTCCTACAAGTTGACCAAACATTGGTCTCTTTTCCCATCCATATTGACCATGGTAGGGACCCCCAGAACCTGTATATGGAGAAGCAACAGAAACATTAGTACCACCTGCTAGGGTCATACCTTCTGTCTGTTGTCCTGTCTGAACAGCAGTAGAAGTATAAGGATTTGCAGGCATAGCTAATCCTGGTTGCATATAATTAATATTACCACCTTCATTATAACTATAAACTATGGGTTGTTTTGTTTTTCTGGAGTACTTTCTAGCAGCATCTTGTCCTGCACGAGTTCTACCAAATTTTTTATTTCCAACTTTAGGCATAATTTTTTTTTACAAAGG